CGTGCTACATCATGACGCTGAACACCTAAAGCCTTACCCATGTATAGTACATCAACCTGATCCTTTGCTTGAAGCAGAAGTTTCTGAATGAAGTCTATTTTAATATCCTGATTAAGAATGTCAGTCTGAATGTAATATGAATTGCTAATCGTAGGGTCCCTTCCTCTTCTAACAAATACTCTCTTTTGTCTCCAAAACCAATCGTCTTCTCCTTTATAGCCTTCGAGTCTTGGTTCATGTGACATGTTAAACCATGATCTTGCTATGCTTTGAGAAGCCAATCTTCCTTTATTATATAGGCCAATCCATTCGATTCCAGCACCTTCTATCGCTTGTTTGGTTTGAAGAAATTTACGATAGTCTTGTAACAGTTCCGTGGACTTCCCATCAAACGGCGAAACATACAAAAGTGCAGTGGTGCGTTCATACTCTTTCTTAGCATTAATCACATTTGATGTAGGACAATACAGATTATACCAAAGACCTTTATAGTCCCAGTGAGGTTGTCCAAGGTAATTAAACCTTTTCTTGAGGAATTTAATCCCCGTCTCATCCCTCGCTGAAAACAGATTACCGGTCTCTCCAAATTCAATATCCGAAACAAACCCAGTTTCTTCAATTATAGAAAATATATCTGAATCATCAACACGATTATCATAAGAAATGTTTCCATCATCACCCATCAAGACAAGTCTAGAGTTATTAATAAGTTTCTGATCGTCTTTACACATTCTACAAACAATGTAAGACCACAAAATCCAATTAATTAAAGTTCCGACAACTGAAGTCAAAGGGTTACCGCTAGGTAATCCTTTGTCTATCCGATAAACGTAACCGCCGGGTAAAACAACGTACTTGAAAACAAGCGAAGAAGTCAAATACAAGAAAACGTTGTCGATATTGTCTCCTCTAGGAAAACAACTTCTAAAGATTCCCATAGCGGAAACTATCAGCTCTTCATAACAATGGTCGTCGAATTGCTTCCAATCTGCAGAAATATTCAACCGAGATTTGTTTGAGAAAGTATTCTTAAACTCAATATAATTACATTTCTCTAAAGACTGAGCGATAAATATTGATCCATCCCTGATGAATCTCACTCTTTTATTGAACTGGGTACCAAAAGCCC